TCCTCAACAGCAAACCTTGCTGAGAAACAGCTTAAGTTTATCAAGGACATCCTTACCTCACCTATCTATCGACGGTACTGGCCTGAGATGGTCAACCTTGAAGAAGCTAAACGGGAGAAGTGGACTAATGGTGAAATCTCTTTGGATCATCCCCTCCGCGCTAAGGAAGGTGTGCGTGACCCTAGCGTGTTTATTGGTGGGCTTACCACTTCTCTTACTGGCTTACACTGTGATGTCGCTGTCCTTGATGACGTAGTAGTTATGGAGAACGCCTACTCTGAAGAAGGTAGGAACAAGGTTAAGTCTCAGTACTCTCTGTTGTCCTCTATCGAAGGCGCTGAGGCACAGGAGTGGGTTGTTGGTACACGTTACCACCCTAAAGACCTGTACAATGATCTGATGACAATGGAAGAGGATTTGTACAATGATGAAGGTGAAGTCATCGGCCATGAACAAATCTATGAGAAGTTTGAACGTCAGGTAGAAGACAGAGGCGACGGTGCAGGTGAGTTTTGTTGGCCCAGACAGCAACGGTCTGATGGTAAGTGGTTTGGCTTTGATCGTAAGATTCTTGCACAGAAGCGTGGTAAGTATCTGGACCGTACCCAGTTTTATGCACAGTACTACAACAATCCTAACAACCCTGAAGGTAACGGAATTGATGTATCTAAGTTCCAGTACTATGATAAAAAGTTCTTGACAAGAACCAATGGAGTGTGGTATCATAAGGGTATTAGGTTGAATGTCTTTGCGGCAATCGACTTTGCATATTCGTTGGGTAAGAGGGCAGACAGTACGGCCCTTGTTGTTATTGGTGTTAGTTCTACCAATGACATTTTCGTATTAGACATTGAACGGTTTAAGTCTGAACGTATCAAGGATTACTATGAAGCCATCCTGCGAATGCATGTCAAGTGGGACTTCAGAAAGATCAGAGCAGAAGTCACAGCTGCACAGAAAGCAATCGTAAAAGAACTTAAACATTCCTACATTAAAGAGAATGGTCTAGCTATTAGTATTGATGAACATTCACCTACAAGGCATCAAGGTTCTAAAGAAGAACGTATGAGAGCTATCCTTGAGCCACGATATGATAACCTTTCTATCTGGCACTATCATGGTGGCAACTGTCAGATGCTTGAAGATGAACTAATGCATGAGCATCCACCACATGACGATATTAAGGATGCACTGGCTAACGCTATTGAAATTGCTGTACCGCCCAGCGAAAGAGGGCAGAGCAGAAACACTAACGTAGTAAACTTTAACAGCCGCTTCGGTGGCGTAGCATACGGGTAAGAGGATCACATGGCTGGTAAGACTCTGGATATTGTAGACATTATCGACGGCATGGATTCCTTTGCTGAGAATATTAGTAATCAATTCATTCAATGGAATATGTTCCGTACTACATGGATTGAAGAAAAGAAAGAACTAAGGAACTACATCTTTGCTACCAGTACCCGTGATACTTCTAACTCTAAACTACCTTGGAAGAACTCCACCACTACTCCTAAGCTAACACAGATCAGAGACAACCTACATGCTAACTACATGGCTGCGTTGTTCCCCAACGATGAGTGGCTAAACTGGGAAGCTGATGATCGTGAGAGTGCTGCTGGCCCTAAGCGACAGATCATTGAAGACTATATGAAGAACAAGACCCGTCAGGGTAACTTCCGTTCTATTGTATCCAACCTTGTATATGACTTTATTGACTTTGGTAACGTCTTTGCCACTGTTGAGTTCTTTGATGAGACACGTGTAGACCCTGAGACTGGTGAAGAGTACCCCGGATTTGTTGGACCTAAGCCTGTTAGAATATCTCCTCATGATATTGTTTTTAATCCCCTTGCTCCAGATTTTGACTCTTCCCCTAAGATTATCCGATCTATTAAGACTATGGGAGAGCTTAAGGTCGAGCTTGAGGAAAACCCGGAGAAAGGTTATCTTGAAGATGTATTCAACCTCATGTCGAAGAACCGTGAGAAAGTTCAAGCTGTAAGCGAACAGGATATGGCTAAGTCTGAGGCTTATCAGGTTGATGGTTTTTCCTCTGTACATCATTACTATTCATCTGGCTACGTAGAGCTATTGGAGTTTATCGGTGACATTTGGGATCAAGAAGCAGGTAAGCTCTACAAAGATCACATTATTACGGTGGCAGATCGCAAACATATCATTCGGAAGATACCTAACCCAACATGGCGTAAGTCCATCGTCCGTCATACAGGCTGGCGTAATCGTCCTGATAACCTGTATGCTATGGGCCCGTTGGATAACTTGGTCGGCCTACAGTACCGTATCGACCATCTTGAAAACCTTAAGGCAGACGTGTTCGACTTTATTGCACACCCTGTTCAAAAGGTTGTAGGTTATGTTGAAGAGTATGAGTATAAACCCGGAGAGAAAATCTTTGTAGGTGAAGATGGGGACGTACAGTTCATGCGTCCTGATACTACTGCACTTAATGCTGACGTACAGATTAACGTACTAGAGCAGCGTATGGAAGAGATGGCAGGTGCACCTAAGCAAGCTATGGGTATGCGTACCCCCGGTGAGAAGACTGCCTTTGAAGTACAATCACTTCAGAACGCAGCAGGACGTATCTTCCAGAATAAGATTTCACACTTTGAACAGATGTTCCTTGAGCCTCTGCTTAACGATATGCTTGAGGTTGCAAGACGCAACATGAACAGCAAAGATGTTATCAAGACGATTGATAATGAACTTGGTATTCAAATCTTTAGTGACATTACCAAGGATGATTTGTCTGCCAAGGGTCGTATTTATCCTATGGGTGCACGTCACTTTGCTGCTAAGGCTAACCTACTCCAGAACCTTACTCAGTTAGCTGGTTCCCCGTTGGGACAAGACCCTAGTGTTAATGTCCACATGTCAGGTAAGAAGCTGGCTAAATTGATTGAGGAAGTACTAGACCTTGAAAAGTACGGTATCTATAAAGAGAATGTCCGTATCTTTGAACAACAAGAAACTCAGAACCTTGTCAATTCTGCACAGCGTGAAGTTGATGAGAACCAAGCAATGGCTAATGAAATGTCAGGAGTACCTAATGACCAAGGGCCTATCAACGATATGGACGTGCCACCTTCAGGGGAAGGAGGAGAAGGAGAAGTTTAGAAGCTACGTAGTAAACTCATCCTCTCTATGGGAACGTCTAGGACAAATCATTAATGAAAAGATTCCTGATTCAAAGGAACATGATTATGACAAAGCAGCATGGGCTTATTACCAAGCTGATCAGAACGGATACGAAAGAGCATTAAAAGAAATATTATCTATATTACCTGTTGACATTAAGTAAGTTAATGTGGTATAATATAGTTAAAGATAGAGAAAGGACCAACATCTATCATGTCAGCATTTGACCAAAACGAACAGCAAGCTCCACAAGAAACTACCCAAGAGCAACAACAACAAGCTTCAGCATTTGAATCCCTTGTTGGGGAAGATAAGAAGTTCAAATCTCCAGAAGACCTAGCTAAAGGTAAAATGGAATCTGATCAGTTTATCGAACAGCTGAAGAAAGAGCAAGCTGAACTACGAGAGGAACTTTCTAAACGCTTGACCAGCGAGGAAGTTCTTGAGAAGATTCGTGAAGCTAATCAACAACAGGGTCAGAGCCAAGGGGACAACACCAGTCCTCAGTTAAGCGAAGAGCGCCTGTCAGAGTTGGTGAAGAAATCTTTAGAATCGACTCGTACTGAAGAAACTAAATTGAATAACGTACAGTCTGTAGACCAACAGCTTGTTAATCAGTTTGGTGATAAAGCCGGGGAATGGCTTGTTAACAAGGCGAAGGACTTAGGCGTTAGCGTCAACTTCCTTCAAGATGTAGCATCTACCAGCCCTCAAGCTTTCTTTAATACGGTTGGACTAAATCAAACCAACCTTGGTAAAGCCAGCGTAACTCAGGGTTCAGTTAATACAACTGTAATGAGTCAAGTTAATACTGCTGGTCAACCGCAACACGGTACTAAAAAGTTCTACGACCAACTACGGAAAGAGAACCCACGTAAGTACTGGACCCCTGAAGTGCAGAACCAGTTGTTCAAGTCACGTCAGGAACTAGGCGATAAATTCTACTCTTAAACTTAACATGAGGTAACTTTACAATGACTACGACTCAAAACGTAAGTCATCTTACCCGGAGCGAAGTTTGGTCCTCGCAGCTGAAAGACATCCTTGAAGATGACTTGATGGCAACGACCTACGTTAACTGGCTCTCCGAGTTCCCAGATGGCGACACCTTCAATATCCCTTCGATTGGTCAAGCACAGGTCGAAGATTACACCGAGAACGATGACATCACCTATGCTCCGCTGGACACGGGTGAGTTCCAATTCTCCATCACTGAGTATCTTGCTTCCGGTATCTACATCACCGAGAAGGCTAAACAAGATATGTACTACATGAACCAGCTGGTCAGCCAGTTTGTTCCTAAGCAAGAACGTGCTATCATGGAAGACGTGGAAGCAACGATTCTTGGTCTTCAGTCGCAACAAACTGCTTCGGCTCTGAACAACATCAACGGTGCTCCGCATCGCTTTGTTGCTTCTGGTACGAACGAAGTGTTCACGACTGCTGACTTCGCTAAAGCACGTTACAGCTTGAAGAAGGCTAACGTTCCTGACACGAACTTGGTTGCTATTGTCGATCCGTCGGTTGAGTACACCCTCAACACTTTGACGGACTTGGCCAACGTTTCTAATAACCCACGTTGGGAAGGTATCGTTTCAGAAGGTATTGCAACTGGTATGCGTTTCGTAAGGAACGTCTACGGCTTCGATGTGTATTGCAGCAACAACCTTGCTGATGCCAACGAAACCATTAACGGTGTTACGACTGCTGCTGGTAAGGCTAACTTGTTCTTTTCCGCTGCTTCGGATGTCCTGCCCTTCGTTGGTGCATGGCGTCAGATGCCGAAGGTTGACTCTGAGTTCAACAAGAACAAGCAGCGTGACGAGTATGTTATTACGGCTCGTTATGGTGTGAAGCTGTACC